AGATCTTTATTCTTATTTTGTTCCTCAACTAATAGAGCTTTGTATTCGCCTTGCTCTTCTAAAGTCTTTTTACGCTGTTCTTCCTGTGCAGTTGCTATTTGATCTACTTTGCTTTTTAAGTCATTTCGTTCTTTTACTAGCTCCTGAAAACGATAATATGGAACAGCTTGTTCTGTCTTTTTTTCGTCTTGACTGACTTGAGGATCTTTAACAGCTTCCTCTACAGCTGTATTCTGTGTTTCTTCAGACATTTTTACTCCTTAAGTGGATTATATTTATGTGTTAAGTTAAATATGATTTATATTAATGACAATTACAATTATGATAAACCGTATTCATCAGGCATCACATCATACTTTTCAAATATTTCTGACATTTCCATAGATATTATTAGCATTTCTTCGGTGCTAATATCTTTTTCGATAATTTTTTTATTAGGTGCAATCTGCTGACAGATAAATCCAAGCAGATCGTTGTTTGCCTGTGAGATCTTTCGCATTTCTACTACCATACGATAAATCTCTTTTACTAATTCTTTCATACTATAAGATACGCATAGAAGTTTTAAGTTTCTGCAAAAAAAATGGTATATATGTATTTTGTGCTGCTTTCCTAAAAGCTGTTAAGACATCTGCATATTGTCTTAAAAATTTATCAGTTTCTCCACCTAAGTTATCTGTAGTAAAAAACCAAAGTCTTGCAGGAGTAAATGTTCCTCTTAATAATCTTTCTTCGAAGTGATCCTCTCCGTAACTTACATCACTTCCAACTTTAGAGCTTTTATCAGACTTTGAAGCTAAAACTTTATCAATACTATTTTTTAGCTTTCCAGTTTCAGTCATTACCTTATTTCCTCGTTTGAAAAACTGTTTGTAAAGATCTGCGTTATCTGCAAAAGATTCTCCATTAATATCCATTTCTTTTTCAAATCCCTCTATAATTCTTCTTTGAGCAGCGTCTGCGCACTCGTTCATTAAATGAGCTTGCATACTTTTTAGCTCTTCTTCAGTCAATTTGTGAAAATTTATATTACTCTTTGTCTGTATTTTCATCTGCTACTATTATTGGTTGATTGATTTGCATATTGCTTTCAATAACTTTTGCAGCATCTTCAACACTCAAATCTTTATTTTCATCTGCTAATAATTGTGCTTGAGTAGTTAAGTTATGTTTTAGTTTATATTCATTTAACATAATCTTATCTTGAGTTGTCATAGGATATTCTACTTCAGAGAAATCAACTTTGAATTGAGCAATCTCTGGTAGTCCTAAGCTATTCATTTGAGATAAAGCATATTCTACTTTATAAAAATCATTTTCATATTGACGATATAATTCTTTATCATCAATGAAATCTTCGTGTCGCTCTAAGTCTTTAATCATCAATGAAATACCACTTGGTACTTCTCCACCTGATTGTGCAAAAGTAACAAACAAATGATTATTTAAAGCAACTAATTCTATTTGCCATTTAATATTTTCAATAACATCTAATACATTACCCTGTGGAGAAACTATGTTATAATTACTTCCCTCTGGCAATGTTAAAATTTCATCTGATCCTGCTCTTACATTTGCATTATCAGAAATTAATCCAGTAACCACTGGCTGTCCGAACATTTGGAATCGTAAACCTAATTGCATTTCAGTCATTGTAATATTTATATGCTCATTTGCAGATACAAGATCTGCAGCACCCTCTACAAAAAAAGAATCTAGCTGTTCTTCTCTATGAGTAAAAACAAAAGGAAGTACACCAAGATTGTGCTGTATTTCTTCTAAAACATTACCATTGTCATCAAACTTTATATGAACTTCTTTATCCCAGTAAGCATACATTAAATCATTTGTATCTGAAATATCTGCGTGTCCGTGCATCATTGGATATACAATAGCTTCTGGCTTATATGGATTATCTCCAAAGTATGGCTCAAAATAATAAATAGGACGATATTCAAATCGTTCTTGCTCTTCATCATACATTACATAAGTTGCACAAGTTCCAAGCAATCTAGTCATACGCTCCATTTGTTTCATACGAGCATTTTTAACAGATGTAAGATCTAAATACCTATCGTTTACATTTCTTTTAGCTCCAATCGTATAAATTTTAGACATACGATTTACAAACTTTTTAACTATGTTTGTATTATAGTGAGGTATTTCTTGAAATGCGTCTGACTTAAAATATCCCTCGATATACTGATCTGTAAGTGATCCAGAATAATAATCTAAAAATTTTCTTACTTCCTCTCTACGAGCTTTAGCTTGCTCTTCTTTAAAGTTTGTTAATGAATCTTGTATAATTTCTCTAGCAGTTAAAACCATTAAAGTATTCCTTTTTATCGTGATATTCTTCCAATGAAGTTAGCTCTAATTGGAAATCTATTCAATATAAAATATCTAAAAGCATCGCAGCCGTGTTCAAAGTATCCGTCTTTAATAGGATTGTTAGATATACCTTTACCCTCTTTAGCTTCTGGAAATCTGTATCCCTCAAAATCCTCTGCAATGCCTACACATTTTTTATCTACTTTTATTCTTCTTAATCCCTCTGCATTTTCAAAAAATCCTCTACAATAACTTACACCTGCTTGTATATCTCTAGATAGTCTATCCATACGATACTCTACATAAATACCGTGTCTGCGTAAAATATGTATATCTCCCATACCTGATTGTCCTTGAACAAAACTACCTGCTGGATCTCCATAATATGTTATTACTGGATATGGCTTAGCTTTTATTTTTTCTGCTAATTTATCTGTTGGTATATTTCTTTCGTGAATTATTTCATCAATTATGTTAATATGCCAATTACCATTTTCTTGATATGTTTGAAACCATAATACAGAGGGCATACGAAAACCAAAGTCCATAGAGCAAAAAGTTGGAAGATTTGGTTGATAAGGAAGATCTGCCATATCTTTCTCTCTGTCGAATGGATACACTCTACCTTCCATAGAAGTAAACTTAGCAGCAAACTCTTGATCAAATAATTCTTTAGACATATTTCGTTTACGCTCTTGTATAAAAGAATCTTTTATGCCGTCTGGAAATGCGTATTGATTTTCCCAACTAGGAGATTGATGTGAATACCACTTTGGATCAGTTTGTCCTAATAAGTATAAATCGTAAACCCAATTAAAACCCTCTGGTGTTGTAATAAATATTGCCTTACCTTTTCTATCTACTAGTGTAGGAGATAAATACATATCCCATATTCTTCTTGGCATTTTAGCTGCCTCGTCTATAATCAGTAGATCAACTCCCTCTCCAACTAAAGAATCTGGATTTTCGCAAGACATACCCTCTACTGTTGTTCCCCATTTGAATTTTATATATTGTTCTTTTTCAGATGCTCTATCAATATCGTTTGCTTTACCTGCAACCATATCTTTCCATATTTCTCGAAACATTAATCGTGATTTTTTGTAAGATAATCCAACAAGCCATATTTTTTTATTAGGTTGTGCTGCGTAAAATTCTGCTTCACGAAATGCTGCAGTAGTTTTCCCATATCTTCTACCACAGATATTTACAAAATAAGATGCGTCAGGTTTATCAGGAAAGTGTAATTTTCTTTGTCCCTCGTGTGGTTTATACTTCATATAATCAAACCACTTCTGCTTAAATTCGTGTTCTTTAGTCACTTTGTTTTTCTAGCTCTACTAATTTTTCGAGCCATTTTCTTCTTTCATTATTTGTAGGACGGCGTGACGGTAATGGATCTAAGCCAACTTTCTTTGCTCTTTGTAGTAGCGCATACCTGCTAGCTCTATCCTCTCTTGTCTTTTGCCTAGACGGTGGTTTGCCCTCTTTGATTCTTTCGACAGCTTTCTTTTCCTTTATTTCTCTTTTTCTAGGTTTGTCGTTTACTGGATCTCTTTCTGGAAGCGTTTCTAATATACTAGATACTTCTTCGCTTTCAGCATCTATAATTTCATCTGCGTCTATTTGTTCTGCCTTTAAAAACTTTTCAAATGGACTATCTACGGTTACATTTATATTTTTTACTAATTTTCCTGAGTGTTCTAATACTAATCGTCCTGCTTGTACATTACCCATTGTAGCTTCTCGTATCATACTATTTAATACCATTGGCAGTTTAGAATTAAACTCTACCATATACTTTTTATAATACATATCAACAAAACGATCATCAGCAAACCAAGTCTGTATTGTTCTTGTACTTAGCTTTAAATGCTCTGCTATTTCTTTTTTTGTTATTTCAGGATTACTAATTAGTAAATCAATAGCAGCAAGTTGATTTGCTTTTTTTAGTTCTAGGTTGCTCACTTGCCTTGCCCTCTGTATTTTTTCTTATAATACTTCTTAGAGTTTTTGTTTCCAAACTTTGTATTGTGGCTCATACCTTGTCGAGTTTTTTTTGCACCATTTGACTTTCTAGTGCGATCCTTAAATAATGATTTTCTCATTTTTTATAGACTTTTTCTGCTCCTGCTATTCCAAATGATCCTAGCGTTACCCAGACAAACGAGTTATAAATGTAGTCGTTTACCATAAGTTCTATTCCAATAATACCCATTGCTAAATCTACGATGCCGAATACACACATCAACGCAAAGGATAAAAATCCTATAATATTCTTTTCATTGTATTCGTTTTTATCTTTAAATAATTCCCACATTACTTCTCCTTTTTCTTAGGTCTAAATATTTTTTCCCAACGCTTTTCGTATTCTTTTTTAGAAATACCCATAGGTCTAGGCACATCGCCTTTACCTGCTCCGTTAGGTTTTTTATAAATACTTTCTTCTTTCATTTGCCAACTTTACGCATTGCTGCAGTATGAGATTGTTTAAAGGTTTTACCCTTTCTCATAGCTGCTGCCATACTTCGTAAGTGTGCTTTAGTATGATGAACCTTATGTTTGCTCATCTGTCTTTTTTGTACTTTGGTTAATCCTTTTAGACTAACACCTTTTAAATTCTTAGCCATTAGTATTTCTTACTTCTCATAGTTTTTTTCTTTTTCTTTTTGGTCTTTTTTTTCTTTCCGTATCCTATTCCTTTTGGCATAGCTATCTCCTCTTTTTTAATTTTTCTTTTGGACAAGATTGTAAATAATCTACTCTGGTTTCTACCTTATTACCTGTGGCTAACCCACAATAAGTAAGCTCTTTTTCTTTTCCTGCGAAGGAACAATGTGCTTTTATAAGTGAACAGTAGTCAAACATTAATCTATATCCAATTCTTTGTATAATTTACGATCAGGCATTGAACCTGCATCATTTATGACCAATAATGGCTTAGAAGGTATCCTTTTTACTAGGAATTTCTCTTTACAACAAGTACATCTTTCAAGTGGATCATCTGTCATTTTCTGTTCTACTTCAAAAATATTATCTGTTTCTAAGCATTGATAATCATATCGTGGCATACAGACAATTTAATCAATAATATTTGTGAAATACCAATAAAAAACCTTAAAAAGTTTGGATTGTGAATCTAATAGAAACACGACAAAAAACTGAACCTCTTAAATTCCTGTAAGTTTAACAATATCGTCGTTTACAGACATTTTTTATTTCATTGATTCTTACATAAACTGTATTAAATTATTACTATTTATAGTTAGTCGTTAACTATGGTTTTGCAAGGAATGCTATAGGACTTCTATATTATATACCTATCCCCCTAACCCTTGATATTGCTACACTTAACACATATACTTAAAGCTTTTCTTGAAGATCTGAGCAAAGCGAAGATCTACGGAACAACACAAAGTTGACGTTTAAAAAATTAGGGCGTAGTGTTGCTGATGTAATTGTACAACACTACACAAAAAGAAATGTTTAGAAAAAATAAAGAAAATGTTTGCATATTGCTTGAAATTGCTTAAACTCTTTAAGGCCGAAGGCTAAACAAACAAAGGAAGGTTTAACAATGGGATCATTTTTAGATAGAAAAATAGATAGAGTAAATATTAAAATTGATTACTTAGAGGAATTACTTGAAAGAGTCAAAGCAAATAAACAAGATGATTTAATTAGAGATATTAAAAAGAAAATTGTTTTAGATGAGTTAGAAATATTGAACAAAGAACTTAACAAATTAATCAAACGAAAGGGATAATAATGAACATAAAGGCGAAAGCATATATAACATATTTTGAAAACTTACACCATATCAAGCAGCAAAAAAGAAAAAAGCTAATTACAAATATATTAGAGTTTATTTTT